CTTCCCATGTCTCTCTTCTATTCTTCTCATAGTCCCACCGAGAGTAGCGAGACAGATGAATGAATTGTTGATATTGCGTTGGTAATGTCACGAATACATACTCTCCAAATTTAGTTAAAATATAATCACGGAACTCAGGACTCATTCTTTAGAGTCTCACGTTCAATTAGTTTCTCCAAATAAAACTTTGCTTTATTCAGATCCTTCACTCCCCCCTTCATATCGTAGCGAGATATATACTTTATAATATTTCCCTCTAAAAAGTCAAGCCCATTCTTCAGGATGTAATCCAAAGGCTCGATCTGAAACCCTGCACAATAATGCTCAGGCTTTGTTATGTCATCAAACTGTCGGTTAGCAAAGTCCTTCAGATCTCTGACAAGTTCCTCAGTATCTTTAGGTCTGACATTATCTGGAAACTCAGCATTCCCAAATGATTGTTCACCTTCTGGATCAAGACCTAATCTTTCCACGTACCTCATCTGTGGATCGTACTGTCCTAATACTCTTCTTCCTGTTCTTTCATCTCTTTCCATCTGATCTCTATTGTAATCAGCCATCTGTTCACGTTGTTTCAATGATTTCATCACTAGGATACCATAGTTTAGGGTACTTGTCAAGTCCTTCGTACTGTTCTTTGCGTAATATGTATGCCATACGTGCTTGATCTATGGCGTACTCATGCCCAAATCCAGCTTTGGCATAGGTTTCTACAACTGCATCCCACATATCCTCATCTTCTTCTATAGCTTTGTCAAGTATACGTTGTGCCTTGACTTTGCCTATGCCTGGACACCCTTTGTACCCATCTGTAGAGTCTCCAGTAAGAGTCTGCATGTAGAAATTGTAATCTGCTGTAACTTCATCTACAAAAAAGATCTCTTTCTTATCAAAGTCCCAATGATAACCTGGAACTGTGAGTAGATCTTTGTCTATTGATACAATGCAACAATGCTCTGGAAACATTGTGTTCTTAACACCCATTAAGTCATCAGCCTCAAGCCAATTGGATTCAAAGGCATCATACTGTTCACGAAGGTAGTCTTTGGCAATGTTAAAGCACACAGGCTTGCGAATACCTGAACGATTGGCTTTATAATCGGCCAAAATTTTTTTCCTAAAATTATTCGGGCTAGAAAAACATATTGACAACTCATTTACACCAGAATCCTCTCGTAACTGATGTAACTCTGTGTCCATCATCTGTTTTACTTCTCTGAAGTCAGAGTGCAACGTCCAAAAGTCATCACCCCAATCTATCTCACGTTCAGCCGCAGATGTGTTTTTATATACCAGTATATCACCATCAATCAGTAGCTGTTCGATCTTTGGTTTTGTTCTCATAAATATCTTTTAAATGCAACTGAGCCTCTTCTTCATAACCATTAATGAGTTTCTGCCCAGTTTCTTCCGATTTTGTACTCTCCTGTAAGGGGCAATCTGAGTCCGTACCAATTCCCTGAAAGCTCAATTGCACGTACCGCCGTTTCACCGATGTCATTACCAAGCCCTTTCCTTGTTAAAACTTGTATCTCATCATGCACAAAGGCAACTTGTTGGTAATCAGTACCCTCTATGTAGCCTTCTCTTTGCATCATCCTATGAAACTCCACAACCCATCTCTTGCAAATAATAGCACCTGCTGACTGACAGAGTGTATTGAGTGCAGAGTGTGTGGATCTAACAGGCACCCTACGACCATCCAGGCCACGTAGGTACCCTGTCTCTGCTTTCTTCATAACATCATCACGAAACTTTTTGAAAGCAGGTAACTGTTTAAAGAACTTATCCTTTAACTTTTGTCCTTCTTGTGGTCCTTTACCAACGATCTGACCGAGTTTTGCGTTTCCTGCACCATAACAAATAGCGTATAGGAAAGTCTTCGCCTCATCCCTTGTAGAGAGTCCCACGGCCTTTTGATTGTCAGTATGAATATCTCCTTCAAGAAGAGTCTTAGCGAATACACCACCGTCATACCTAGCAAGGTAGTGAGCAATAACACGAGCTTCAAGACCTGATACATCACATCCCATAAGATCAAACCCTTCAGGAGCGTAAAACAATTGTCTACATTCTTTGCCAAAGGGTGTTTTGACACTTGGTACTTGGCCCAAGTTAGGGTGCGTGTGAGAGCAACGAGAGGCGATTGTGCCCATAGTGTTGACCGACCCATGTAGTCTGCCCTCTTTTTCCATGTGTAACCAGCCATTCTTACCTTCAGATAGCTGACCGATCATTTTATTCAGTCGTAATGATTCAGCCATTAGTTTTGCTTCAGGATACTCAAGACTCTCAAGTATAGTCTCGTCTATCTTCGGTTCACCAGTAGGTGTGAACTCTTTAGGTTCCCAACCATGTAGGTCTTTTAACCTTTTAGCTATATGATAGCGTGAATTAGGATTAAAGTCAATCTTTTTCAGCTTCTGAACAGGAATACCTTTGACATAACCACGTGATTTATTGTTTACCTTTGGTGTAAATACATCACCATCGGGTTCCATCCATGATCCAAACTTCTCACGTAGTCTGTTCTGTAGTAAAGTCCTGTGCTCACATAGAATAGCGTAGAATCTAGTAGCCTTTAGTGAGTCAAAAGGAAACCCATACTCTTTCTGAGTCTCACAGATCTTATAGATCTCATGCTCTAGTTCAATGGAATCATCGCTGAATCCTCTTGACATTAACTTCTCATACAACTTGTGATTTAACTCAACATCACGTGCACAGTAGTTTAGCATGTCCACTGTAAAGGATGAGAATACACTCTCTCCTTCACCAAAGGCACCTTTTTCAAAGCCAAGTCTTTGACCCCATGACTTGAGGGAGTGTCTACCGTATAGATCCTGACGTATACGGTTTTCACTGTGGTCACGTTGTGCCATGTCTGAGTACATGAGCCTAGACATGATTAACGTATCTCGTATAACAGCACCTTCCTTTGGTTCCCACTTGAATATCTTCTTCAGAGCAGGTAGATCAAAGGATATAATGTTATGTCCAATCAGAACATCGAACTGACTAAGATGTGCAAGACCTGAAGGTACATCATCGGGATCATACTTACTGACATTATTGGTGTCAATGTCATGTATGACCATACAATGTACTCTCGTAAGTTTCTCATCCAGTCCGTTTGTTTCGATGTCGAATATACATGATCGTATCATTAGAAATCTTTTTCAAAGGGAATATTATCCTCTTCTTCAAAATCAACAACACCAGCAACTTCATTAAGCCTACCAGTAGTTTTATCGTAATCCAAAAGACAACACTCACCAGTTTCACCTGTCCATCGGTTCTTCAGTATGCGTACTGTAGTACGATCTGGGTATTCACCCTGCTGATCTCTCTCACACCCAATAACGATGTCAGATAACTGACCAATAGCCGCAGATCCACGTAGTTGTGCCATAGATGTACGTGCACCATCCTCGTGACCTTTGTTGCCTTGTGGTCTCTTCAGATGTGATACCAGTATCATACCACAATTAACCTCTTCTGTCAAGCCCCGAAGTTTGGTCATCATGTTATCAATGGCTCTACGTTCATCACCACCTTCCATACCTGAGACTACGATGGATATGTGATCAAGAATGATGTAGTTACATCCACAACCTTGGACCATGTAACGGATCTTGTTCAGCAGATTGTCTGACTCAAGAGAACCCCAATGATCGTACATGTACACACGACCTGTGTTCAATGTGTGCTCAAAGGCTTCTCTGAACTCTTCCTTTGGAATCTCTGCGTCACCGAGATGCAATGGTTTATTCAGGTACAGACCCATGAACCCAAGTGCAGTACGCTTGTTGTTCTCTTCCAGAGCAATGTAACCAATGGTTTCATCCTGCTGAAGAATATAGTTGGCAATCTCACGACAGACCTGTGACTTACCAATACCAGAACCTGCGGTTACAGTCACGATCTCACCTCTACGAATGCCAAGAGTCTTGTTGTTCAGTCCAGTAAAAGGGTACAACACGGATGCCATAGAATCTTCGG